GTTCTTTAGCAGTGATGTTTTCTAGTAATTGTTGATAATCAGCCTCAGCAGTATTAATATTCTTCTTAGCTGCTACTTCTTGTGCAAGGATCTCACCCTTTAGCCGATTATACGCATCACCAGTTTTGTCTAGTCCCTTACTCTCAAGGTTTAGTAATGAGATAGCCTTGTTTCTAGCTATCTCACTCTGCTTAACTGCACCAGTAACAAGGTTAGTCGATTTAACAACATCATCATCAGATTTAGTTTGTCTTGTTTGTGCAGCAAGTAATTTCTCTAGTACACCAATGAGTGAATCAAGTGCTGCGGTAGTTTTCTCTACGCTCTCAGAGCCAATTTTTAGTTCAGCTTCTCCAGCCATTGATTACCCCCATTTCTTCATAACTGTTCCCCTGAAAATCATATCCATCTCCATAAGGGTATTGTACTCCCAAGGGGATATTTCTTGACATGATAGTCTCATATGAGATTCTATTTTAACTGGGTCAAAAGGATCAATACCGCTATCTGAGGTTCTTCTCAAAAAGTGCATGTCCCAGAACAGCCCCTGAAGTGTGCTTATCTCTGAAGTATCTAACTTCCGCTCCCTTTCCAGAAGTGGAGATACTTCACCAAAGTTCTCTTCAGACAGTTTGTGCAATGTCCTAGCTTTCTTACCCTTGCGATCAGTGATATCTAGCTCAGCATACAACTCTATCCATTCGTAGGCTGTACGCTGACAACTGGCAAAAAACTATCTCTATTCCTCACAGCTAAAGCAATTTGATTATAGATATGATTATTATCCTCCTCTGAGAAGCACTCAGTCGCTGCCTGTTGAGAGAACGGCTCACCAAAGAACTCTTCATCCCATTCCTCAATTGCACACGCCACAGTTTGAATGAGGAGCTTCTGTGTAGCTATATCTAACAAGTCAGTCTGCTCATTCACCAATTCAGTATTATCTGGATCAGCTTTAATGATTTCTTGCACTCCTGCTAAGACATCTTGGTATTCACGAAGGTGGGGGGTATACTTTTTAAGGAATACCTGATCTTGCTGACCACGTAGTAATACCCAGCCAACAGGATAATCATTTACAACCTCATCACCTACTAGTACATCTGCTGTTAATTCTAACTTTAACTTTCTAAACTGAACACCTTTCAATGTCATCTTTGGTAATTTAACCGCCATTCTTATTCTCCTATATTACTTTAAAATATTTCAAATTCTGAACCCATAACCCATTAATCCGCATCTTGGTAGGTTCAATCATACCAATAGGTGCTTGCCTTGATGTCCCATCCTCTAGGTCACCAATATAATCAACAGGGTTATAGTAAATGATTTCTGATCCCATCTTGAGTTGTTTAATCTGCCCTTGCATTGCATCTAGTGCAGCCTGACCTTTCTCATAACCATTTGGCTCTCTGACAGACTCACTACGATCAGAATTTGTGACATTCCAATTTGATGATGCCAACCCTGTTTTCAAGGGGGTGTACCAGACCAAATAGCCACCTATATCATATAAGGTGGCTTCATGGGCAAGGGCTAAATTCTCTTTAACCCTCTTCAACTCTTTGATAGAATCTCTTATCGCTTCCGATAGAGATGCCATAGTATTAAGCCACGTATGATGCCATAATAAAGCTATCTACACTGTTGACATCCACTTCAGCAGAACCAGTGATAGATGCTGTAACTAAACCAGTTGAGTTATTCAGCGTGTAACCTGTAGCCTTAAATGCTGGAAGGTATAGAACCAAAGATTTATCTGTAGCACGATCCTTCAACTGCAACATAACACGGGCACTATTCTCATTTTGGAAGTTGATATAATCTTGTTCACTTTGGAATAATGCTTCATAGTTAAGTGTCACACGGAACTTAGCTGAAATAGCACCAGCAGCATCATAACTACAACCCGTGAAGAATGTGGATGTACCGTTCTCAATACCGAGTGTACCAGATACCCATATGCAACGTGTGTCAGTTGTATTGGAGATGATGGCACCATCTTGCAGTACTAAAGGATCATACTTAACATGAGTAGCTGGTGTCACATGAGCAGCAGTACCATTGGACAATGTTGCATCAAAATCTTCATACTCAGCACTTGCTCGCTTACCAGCACCGATCATGGAGAAGGTTGCCTTAACTGTGCCTTCTGATGGTAAGTCCATTGATGCACCAGTGACTACAGCACCAGCAGTCATGAAACGTGCTACAGTTGTGCCATCTTCAGCATAAAGTGTTTCTTCAGCATTGAATGACTTCAATGTCTTATCTGGACGGCATGTACTTACAGGTGTTACTGTGATATCAGTAGCTGTTCCAGTTAATGTTGCCAACTTCTGAAGTGGTGACATGAATGTTGCTGTAGTACCAGTAACCGCTGTAAGTACAACAACACCTACCAGAGATTGCACAGCAGGGGCTGAGATAGCTGATAGACGGTAGATGTTACCAATCTTGGCTCCGAGTGCAGTTTGCTCACCACTCGTCATTGGGATTGTTACAGAGTAGAGTGTACCTGTGATTGACACAGCAGTTAGTGTCTGTGCTGCACCCGTTGTGGTGAACTCACTATACATCATTGACTCAAATAACTTAAGGTAGTTCTCTGGATCAACCTCAACAGGGAAAGAACCTGCTACGTTATTGTTACCTAAACGAACACCAGCTAATTGAGCATTAGGTGTACGAGCTTCAGACTCTAAGGCATTACGGGTGGCATTAAATGTACCATCGTTATTCTGAAAGTATTTACCGCCCGAATATGCGCTTGGTGGCTTACCCCATCCATTATCCTCTTCTAATAGAGAAATGGTTGAGTTATCACCTTTGTAAACTATGGATGCTGTCATGTATTAATTGCTCCTAATTATTATTTTTATAGTAAACTTCACAATCAATAAGTACCCTGTTGAATAATCTTCCAGTCTCATTGTCTGCTACGATCACCGCTTGTTGATACGTGCTCAGGACAGTGATTACACTATCCCCTATTGGTATATGTAGGTTGTTAGGGAAATACATTTCAAATAAATCTGATATGTATTCATTCTCAGTTACACCTAAACTTTTATCTGTTTTAATCCAGAGAGCATATTGGTAAATCTTGTGTGACACACCCTGATTTGATGGTGTCTTTATACTCTGTGGTGTTTTCATAAAGAATGTTTCCACCCAACTTGCATCCTGCAACATCTCTGGTGGATGCTCCCCTGACACAATCTGCACCAACCTCTCTCCAGATACTTCTGGGTCACCAAGATTGGATAGATCTATTACCCTCTCATTAAAATTCCCAGATGGTGCCACTACACCTATAGAAGTTATATATCCATTTATAGCCCTTCTAACTAACCTATCCATTGGTACTGACATATTAACCTCCTAGGTAGAGTCTAACCAATATTGGTGTAACTCCGTCAACTGCTGTGATTCTGGTGCTTATAACCCCCACCTCACGACCATCTGGGTAAACAAACTTGGCTGACTTATCATTAGGTAATTTCTTAATATTAAGATCAACTAAACCATTATCATCAATAGCTGGAAGTATAATCTTAAAGAGTCCATTAGCTAAACTTGGATCAGCATAGTCCTTCCCATTATAAGCAACTTGTGCAAAGTAATTAACAATGGTGTAATTTGGCACAGCAGGGCCACCCATCGGGTTTGACTTAAATGTTTTTATAGTCCCCTTTTGAAGATTACCAGCCTTTTTAACTGTACCCAACATTTGTTGCTGTTCTCTTTTATAGGCCATACCATCTAGTCTCCCAATCCACTGGGTACTGGTCAACTCCATCCACATACCAAGCAGCAGTATTCTCCTTCCAGTATGCAGAACTCATGAATGCAGAAAGTACAGATGCCTTGTTGAGCTTTTTCTGTGTCAGTGCTTCCATAGGGCTTGAGAATGAGATACCATCTACTGAAGCCAGTTCGCCACCAGATGATTGGATCTGTGATGATGAGTCAATGCCTATCTGATTATCTAGTATATTAGCAACTAATCCATATGGATTGTAACCGCTGTTGATAATCAAATCTGCAAGCTGTTTGTCTGTATACTTGGGTGTTGACACATCAGTGTCTTCTAAGTAGTCTCTCATAATTCTAATGGGATCATTTATGTCTGATGGGTACGAACTTGTAGCTGATTGGCTATACTTAATCAAGAGTATTGTGTACCTAAGTGGAGCCACATCTAGCATCCTAAGTATTTCTGGATCAGTATATAGTAACACACCTTCATTTAAATCACCTGAGAGCAACCGTACGCGGTTAATATACTCCCTTGGTAGTAACGGGTCATATGACCAAGGATCTATTCCTACAGGCTCTCCTACGATGTCTGCCCACACCACGTCTTTATCATTAAGTACCAATAGATCAATTAAGAACTGATCTGGGAATTTGTATGGTAACTCTAAATCTTTCAGATAGGATCTAAGTAATGCCAGTTGTGCAGCACCATCTAAACCATCTCTATCTGGTATATCAGTTATAAGTGGCATAGATGCTCCTTAGATTAAACAGATTCGATTAAACCTTTATTGATAGCTTCTTTCTCAAGTGCAACTAACATACTTTTTATACTTATGTTAGTTGCTTTCTTAAGCTCAATGTCAAACAATGCTGCATAACCAACTAAGTCATCCTTGGTAAGTAGCAGTTTAGCATTATCCATTGCGAATACACCACGATCCTCATTAGCTGCTACTGGTGTTGCAACCTCATTAGGTGCAGTGACAAACTTAGCCTTTGGCCCAATCGGATTGTCATAACCTAATTCAACGGGTGCAACTAAACTGTCCAACTCAACCTTAGTACCAATAACACCATTATAGAAATGCACATGTAGGTGATACAGGTCAGTAAATGTAGGTACTTGATCACCAAACTTTAATCGCATACCACCAATAAAAATATCTTCACACAGCACATACCACTTGGCATCCCAAGGGTTAAATACTCGTGACTCTACGCTTAAATTACTCATAAATACTCCATATTGCGAAAATGGGCAAGACAAGGATATGTCCCTATCTTGCCCATTTAATTTAAACTTAGATCACAGCAGCAAGGTATAGACCAAGTGCAGGTGCAACGATGTGGTAGCTGTATGCAGTCTGACCTTCAATCATCTCAGCACTTAAACGCTCTTCACGATAACGCTTAATAGCAGTATTACCTAAAGCACCTGCATCTGGATATAGACCAGTCCATTGACAACATACAGCAGCAGTAGCTGAGTATTGACCACTTGATTGCATATCAACATGCATCAACAGGATACCATTACCACCAATAAATTGGTTAACTAAATCGGTATCACCAGCAGCGTTAGTTGCATAACCTTCATCGTTAACAGTGATAGCATAAGTAGTACCATTGATAGTAGCAGCAGTTGAAGGCTCAACAACGTCAAGTACGAAAATACGCGATGGTGCTAGACCTAAGTGAGATGCGATAGTATCAAGCACTGCATCATCAGAACCACTATTGCTGTTGGTATACAGCTTGGTAGTTTTGATAACTTGGTTACGTTTCATTGCAGTGAATACTGAACGTGGCATTACCATAGTGTTAGGGCGCAGACCAGACTTCAACTGGATAGTTTCCATTGCAGCATCTAACACATCCAATGGAGTGGATGTTGCACGAGTGAACTTCTCAAACTCACCAGCAACAACTGGGCCAGCAACAACTGCATCAACACCAGCCCAATCTGTTGCCCAAATAGCAGGGGCTAATAAAGAAGTGGCTAATGACTTTTCTTTATTCAACAGGAATTGACGAGTAATGAACTTAGTTGCATCTTCATACACACGATCAATTGGCATATCAGCGCCAGCAACTTGCTCATCAGTTACAGGCTGCTTCAGTGCATATACGGCAGTTGTGAATGTCTTACGACTAACACCATACTTAGCCATTGACGCTTCAGTACCTTCAGCACGAGCCTTAACTTGGTTAACCATGAAGTATGCTGGTTCATAGAAGTAGTATTGATCTGACTTCTTACCTGAGTTGAAGTTTGAAACTATCCTACGAGCTTTAAACTCTGTATCATCTTGAACAACCTTAACTGAATAGTCAGAAAGTGGTCGATCATAATGTACAGAACCTTCAGAGATTACTGCTTTAGCTTTGTTTACTTGTTCAGACATTAATTTTATCCTTGTATTATTTATTATTTGTAGTTATTATTATTTTGAATAAATAATTAACCATAGGTAGCAGCAAATTCTGCTGTTTGGCGAACCTCAGCACGAGCAGAAGCTAGCATTGATTTATCACCAGTGTCACCACCCTTAGCTTCAACTAATGCCTTAGCTTTGGTGTCTACATACTCTTCTGCTGACAAATGTAATTG